TGAAACAGTGTTATCAAGAGTGAAGGATATTCCAGAAGCAGTAATCATCGCTCGGTATTTAATGTTACAAAAGCGTATAGCTCAAGTGAAATCTTGGCTGTCTTTTTTGAGGCGAGATAGAGTACACGGCTCGGTAATTTCTAACGGTACAATTACTGGAAGAATGGCACACCGCGACCCAAATTTAGCGCAAGTACCCAGTGTAACTTCACCGTACGGCAAAGAATGTAGAGCTTGTTGGACAGTTCCAAGGGGTTACAAGTTAGTTGGTGTTGATGCGAGTGGGTTAGAACTTAGAATGTTGGCACATTACCTGAACGATAAGGAGTTTATAAATGACATTCTCAATGGAGACATCCACACAGCTAATCAAGCTAGGGCGGGACTTGAATCAAGAACTCAGGCTAAAACTTTCATCTATGCCTTCCTGTACGGAGCTGGAGACGCTAAGATTGGAAGAGTGGTGGGAGGAAACAGACAAACAGGTCGAAGAATTAAGCAATCTTTTCTTGATAATTTCCCAACACTTAAATCTCTTAGACATCGTATTAAAAGAGAAGCTGAACAACATGAATATATCAAAGCGTTAGACGGACGCAAGATTTTTATTCGTAGTTCTCATGCTGCATTGAACTCATTGTTGCAGGGAGCAGGAGCCATCGTTATGAAACGAGGATTAATTATACTGAATGAGATGCTTCAAGAAAATATAGTGGATGCTCATGTCGTAGCGAACGTACACGATGAATGGCAGATAGAGACTTGGCATGAAGATGTTGATAGGCTTGGAGAGATGGCTGTAAGTGCAATACGACAAGCTGGAGATTACTATAAACTTAACTGTCCGCTAGATGCGGAATACAAAGTAGGAGAAAACTGGAGTGAAACCCACTAAAGCTGACCGAAAGAAGTTTGACCTTGATTTAAAATACGGAGAAATCAGAGAAGATAAGATACGAGATATGCTTGAAAATAAAAAGATAGAGATTAAATCTGAAAGAGATATGTGGATGAAGACGGGTAACATTTGTATTGAGTACGAAAGTTACGGCCAACCTTCGGGCATCAAAGCCACTGAATCAGACTACTGGTTTCATAATCTTTGTGTTGGTGACGTAGAATTTTGTACTCTGGTTTTTGATACTAAGATGCTTAAGAAGATTGTAAATGACCTTGATACTTTTAGAACTGTCTCGGGTGGAGATAACAACGCGAGTCGAATGTTCCTGGTCAACTTACAAAAACTATTTTCAAGTGATGTAATTAAAGCATTTCAAGACACCTTAAAACAGGAGGCTCAACAATGAAACAAGAAAATACTATTCTTTATTTGGATAATTTACAAAAGCGTAAAAGAAGGGAAAGGTACCACCGCATTGAGACAAAGCCACAAAGTAGAGATTACAAATTAAAAATGCTAAGCAAGGCAAAAGATAAAGCTAGGCGAAAGAATGTGTTTTTTGATTTGACCGTAGATGATATTAAGATTGGAACAAAGTGTCCTATTCTTGGCACGGCTTTTAAAGTTGGAAGAGAAAACTGGGGTGACTCTCCGAGTCTTGAAAGAATTGATAAGAACAGAGGGTATGAACCAGATAATGTAATGATTGTATCTATGATGGCTAATTCAATAAGAAACCAAGCTACTCCTTATCAAATTAAACAAGTTGGAGACTTCTATGAGCAACTCTACAGAAAAAAATCTATCAACGCTAGTTGATGACATATACTCATCTGTATCAAAACTAAATACAGGTGAGGAAAAAATTCCGACGGAGCTTTTAGATTCCTTATTGGAAGGAATAAAAAATGCGATGGTATCCTGGGCTACTCCGCGAAATAAAAGCGGGTTCGCACTTCGAATGTCAAACATTGGTAAACCAAGCCGACAGTTGTACTATGAAAATAAGTATGCTGATGCTGAATCAACAGTGAACGCTTCCACCTCTATCAAATTTTTGTATGGTCATCTTCTCGAAGAAGTTTTAATTTTTTTGGTGAAGCTTTCTGGACATGTCGTAACGGACCAACAAAAGGAAGTTGTTGTCAGCGGTGTCAAGGGTCATATGGATTGTAAAATTGACGGTGAAGTCGTGGATATTAAGACAGCTTCAAATTTCGCGTTTAAAAAGTTTAAAAATGGTAGGCTGGCCGAGGATGACCCATTTGGTTATCTAAGTCAGCTTACGGGATACGAGAAGGCGGAAGGAACAGAGAACGGCGGCTTTCTGGTTATCAATAAAGAGTCTGGTGAACTTACATTGTTTCAACCAGAAGACCTGGATAAACCAAATGTAGAATCGCTCATTAGTAAATTAATGAAATTAGTTTTTAATTTGGGAAAGCCTCCAGAAAAATGCTACGCACCTGTACCAGCAGGAACAAAGGGTAACATGAAATTACCGAGGGGCTGCACGTATTGTGGTTTTAAAATAGAGTGCAACAAGGATGCCAACGATGGCGACGGACTTCGTATCTTTAAGTATGCTAAGGGTCTCGAATACTTAACGAAAGTAAAATCAGTTCCTAAAGTTGAAGAAATCTCCTCATGAAAAAGAAAATTACAAGTAAGATAAATGAAAAAGCAAGTAGTATTTTAATTGAATGGCTAAGAAGTATTGTCGAAGAAGACGAGGCTAATCGAATAACAAAAGAAAACTTTAAAAGTTTCTTGCCTAAAGACCGTTACATGTCGATACAAAGAACTTATTGTTTATCCTTCTATACTTTTCGCTGGGCTACACAGAACATTAAAAAGTTAGTTAAGAAGGGAATGTGTTTAGATAAAATTAAATTGGAGGACTTACAATGGCTTCTCAAGAAACGAACCAGGAACAGCCAGTCGAGCATATTATAATTGCTTACGCGGCTACTGTGCAGTTGCGTCAAAGTAAGTTCGAATTAGATGAACTACTATTTTTATATGACGCCGTTGGAAACGCTATCGCCAACTACGAAAGAGAACTACATTGAAACGTAAGCCCAGAGTTAAAAGACCACGACGTACAAAGGTTGAAGGATACGATAGCATTTGGGAATATCTGCTGCACGATACAATTTTAAAAGATTGGGAGCATCACGCAGATAAAATTAATTATGTAGTTCAGCATTCTTACGAGCCTGACTTCGTTAGGACTTTACAAAGAAAGAAAATTCTGCTAGAATCAAAGGGTAGATTTTGGGACTTCGCAGAATATTCAAAGTACAAATGGATTCGAGAAAACTTACCAGAGAATACAGAGTTAGTTTTTTTGTTTGCCAACCCATCTGCTCCCATGCCAAATGCTAAACTCAGAAAGGATGGAACAAAACGAACGCACGGAGAGTGGGCTACTCTGAATAAATTTAGGTGGTACACCGAGGCTACGTTGCCTGATAAGTGGGTAGATATAAAAGCTAGAAAATCAGATGAATTTAAGGAGCGACAACACGACTTTGATAAAGAGGAAGAAGCCTATGCGAAATAAATATTTAAACACAATTAATCGTAGGGTCAACGGCCCCGATGCAACACCTAGAGAGACAGATTTTTTCGATGTAATTGACTCTTCGAATGATGAGGTAAACAATCCAGCGCATTACAATATAGGAGCTATAGAATGTATTGACGCAATAGAAGCTATGCTTACCTTCGAAGAATTTGTAGGATACCTACGAGGTAACTCTCTAAAGTATCGGTGGCGGTTTCGTTATAAAGATAATCCTATAAGTGATTTATCAAAGGCTTCTTGGTACGAGCGAAAACTTTTTAATTCCTATGAGAAAGCAGAGGAGAACAAAGGTGGACAGAAAGGCGGAAAGAACGGCTCGTTTTAATCGCAGTAAGACTGCAAAGAACAAGCAAAAATCTAAGCGTTACGTCAAAGATAAAAGGGAACACGAACATGACCTTAAAAACACAAGAATATTTAGGGATTCAGATAGACTTGAGCAAGGAGAATGACCTAAATCAATTCTCACAAGACACACTACGAGACAGATACTTTTGGGAAAATGAAGATTATGCTCAACAAGCTTTTGCTAGGGCTTCAATATTTGGGGCGACGTATCAAGGAACTACTGACTTTAATCTTGCACAACGACTTTATAACTACTCTAGTGCTTGCTGGTTTATGTTTAGCACCCCTATACTTAGTAACGGGGGAACCTCTCGCGGTCTTGCCATTAGTTGTTTTCTTAACTACGTGCCTGATTCGAGGGTTGGTTTATCTGACCACTATGATGAAAACATTTGGTTGGCAAGCGCAGGTGGAGGTATCGGCGGGTATTGGGGTGATGTTAGGAGTAACGGTACTGGGACTTCTAGTGGCAGCAAATCTACTGGTTCTATTCCTTTCATGCACGTCGTAGACTCTCAGATGCTGGCGTTTAACCAGGGTGTTACTCGTAGAGGAAGCTACGCAGCTTATATGGATGTTGACCATCCAGAGGTAGAAGAGTTTATCGCTATGCGAAAAACGACGGGCGGTGATTTAAATCGCAAATGTCTAAACATACACAACGCTGTGAACATAACCAACGAGTTTTTAAATGCAGTAAAAGAAGATAAAGATTGGAGATTGATAGACCCTAAATCCAAGGAGGCTGTCAAGAGTATCAGTGCTAGAGATTTATGGTGGCAAATTATTCATACTCGTGCGGAGACAGGAGAACCCTACATTATTAATATCGATAATTGTAATAATGCCCTACCGAAAGAACAAAGAGAGCTTGGGTTAGAAATAAAGCAGAGTAATTTGTGCAGTGAAATAACCCTACCTACAAACGAAGACAGAACAGCCGTGTGTTGTCTATCAAGTGTAAATCTAGAGAAGTTTGATGAGTGGAGTAAAGATGAACTTTTCATTCAAGACTTGGTTACAATGTTAGATAATGTACTGCAGCATTTTATTGACAGTGCAGTGAACACAGACGAGCTTGGTTCTTATAGAGCAGGACCAGTTCGATTTAAAAATTACATTAAGGAGAGTAAACATGGTTACAGAAAAGCAGCTTACTCAGCGTATAGAGAACGCTCAATCGGCCTTGGCGCGATGGGGTTTCACAGCTACCTTCAATCTCATAGCATCGCTTTCGAAAGTATGTATGCCAGTTCATTTAACAACAGAGCTTTCGGATTACTCAAGAGCAGGGCTGAAGAAGCTAGTCTTTGGTTGGGCATCGAACGCGGCGAAGCACCTGACATGGTTGGTAGCGGCAGGAGGAATGCTCATCTTCTTGCTATTGCTCCTAACGCCAGTTCTAGTATTATATGCGATGGAACAAGTCCTAGCATTGAGCCATCGAGGGCTAATGTCTATACTCACAAAACGCTAACCGGCTCATACAAGGTTATCAATCGACACTTAGAAAAACTTTTGAAATCTAAAAAGAAAAACACCGAGGAAGTTTGGAAAAATATCGCTGCGGAGCAAGGGTCCGTTCAACACTTAGATTTTTTGAGTGATGAGGAAAAGAAGATATTCAAAACTGCTCCTGAGATAAATCAGA